TTACAGCCGGCGTCTGCTATCCCCGCGATGGCGCAGCGTAAGCAGGAACAACCAGCAGAGCGAGCCGATAGAGCACCAGAACAGCGCGCTGAAAATCCACGCCAGCTCCTGCCAGAAGGAGCGCGCTTCCCCGCCCCACAGATGCAAAAGCACCAGGCAGAGCGGCGCGGCGATAAGCGCGCCTGCCAGCGGCTTAAGTTCACGGCCCCGTCTGGCGCAAACACCCGCCACAGCGCCAGGCAGCATAAAAGATAAAATCCCCAGATCCATCGATCCGGCACCTGGCGCGAACGTACCCGGTACCATTTTTTGTGCCATGAATAACGCCAGAAACAGAATAAAACAGCAGGCGGTCGCAGCCCGGCTATGACGTCGCATCAACAAATATCCCCCTGATAGTGCCTGTATCAACCTGATCTCCTCTCCGCCGGTGCGGATGTTTAGTCAGATAAAGCATGGCGGCAGTCCGTGCCTCATAATTAACTGCGGGTAATAGAATATTCTTGCTGGCCGATACTATTCATAACGATTAAACTAGCGGCGGCTAAAAGCTTATGCAGACGAAATAATGGCTCCGGAAAAAGCGCACTTCCGGTAAAACATAAGCAAAATCCTAGCCCAGAAGCCTCTCCTTTTCAACAACTTACTGGTAAACAAGAAGTTAGCCTCCGTGAATATAAACGTCGCAGATTTGTTAAACGGGAATTACATCCTGTTATTATTTGTGGTGCTGGCGCTCGGCCTGTGTCTTGGTAAATTACGCCTGGGTTCTGTGCAACTGGGTAATTCCATTGGCGTTTTAGTCGTTTCATTATTATTAGGCCAGCAGCATTTTTCGATTAACACCGACGCGCTTAACCTCGGCTTTATGCTGTTTATTTTTTGCGTCGGTGTCGAAGCCGGCCCTAACTTTTTTTCTATTTTCTTTCGCGACGGTAAGAATTATCTGATGCTGGCGCTGGTCATGGTCGGCAGCGCTCTGCTCATTGCGCTCGGGCTTGGCCGCGCGTTCGGCTGGGATATCGGCCTGACCGCCGGGATGCTGGCGGGTTCAATGACCTCCACCCCCGTGCTGGTGGGCGCGGGCGACACATTACGCCACGCTGGTATGGAAGGCGCACAGCTTGCCCAGGCGCTGGATCACCTGAGCCTCGGCTATGCGCTGACGTACCTTATCGGGCTGGTAAGCCTGATTTTCGGGGCGCGCTACCTGCCGAAACTCCAGCACCAGGATCTGCAAACCAGCGCCCAGCAGATTGCGCGCGAGCGCGGTCTCGATACCGACGCCAACCGCAAAGTCTATCTGCCGGTTATCCGCGCCTATCGCGTGGGGCCGGAGCTGGTCGCCTGGGCCGATGGCAAAAATTTGCGTGAACTCGGCATCTACCGCCAGACCGGCTGTTACATCGAGCGTATTCGCCGCAACGGCATTCTCGCGAGCCCGGACGGCGACGCGGTCTTGCAGATGGGCGATGAAATTGCGCTGGTAGGTTACCCGGACGCCCACGCGCGCCTCGACCCGAGCTTTCGCAACGGTAAAGAGGTGTTCGATCGCGATCTGCTCGACATGCGCATCGTCACTGAAGAAATCGTGGTCAAAAACCACAACGTGGTGGGCCGCCGTCTCGGCCAGCTCAAGCTCACCGACCACGGCTGCTTCTTAAACCGCGTCATCCGTAGCCAGATTGAGATGCCGATTGACGACAACATCGTCCTTAACAAAGGCGACGTCTTACAGGTGAGCGGCGACGCACGACGCGTGAAAACCATCGCCGACCGTATCGGGTTTATCTCCATTCACAGCCAGGTGACTGATCTTCTCGCCTTCTGCGCCTTCTTTATTGTCGGCCTGATGATCGGGATGATCACTTTCCAGTTCAGCTCGTTCAGCTTCGGCATCGGTAACGCCGCCGGTCTGCTGTTTGCCGGGATCATGCTCGGCTTCCTGCGCGCCAACCACCCGACGTTCGGCTATATCCCGCAGGGCGCACTGATGATGGTGAAAGAGTTTGGCCTGATGGTGTTTATGGCAGGCGTGGGCCTGAGCGCAGGCAGCGGCATCGGCCACGGCCTCGGCGCTGTGGGCGGCCAGATGCTGTTTGCGGGTTTGATAGTGAGCCTGCTGCCGGTGGTGATTTGCTTCCTGTTCGGCGCGTATGTGCTGCGCATGAACCGCGCGTTGCTGTTCGGTGCGATGATGGGCGCACGCACCTGCGCACCTGCGATGGAGATCATCAGCGATACCGCGCGCAGCAATATCCCGGCGCTCGGCTACGCGGGCACCTATGCGATTGCCAACGTGCTGCTGACGCTTGCCGGTACGCTTATCGTCATCATCTGGCCCGGCACATAAAAAAACGAGAAATTTTGCAGATGGCGCGAACTTTTCGAAAAAGCATCAGTCTCAATTAGTGCCACTGCTTTTCTTTGATGTCCCCATTTTGTGGAGCCCATCAACCCCGCCATCTTGGTTCAAGGTTGATGGGTTTTTTGTTGCCTGAAATTTATGCCATTCAAAATCATGATGTTAGAAGCACTGTTTTTTAATGATGGCGACAAATTGGCGGCAGCGTCAAAGAGAGAGCGCCACCTGTCCTGATTTCATTGGATGCGGCTGAACCGGATTTGACTCTTTTGGCGTTGCAATCGAACGAACAAAAGTTTCATGGGTAACAAAAGTATGGCTGCAGTTAATGTTCTGGCACTGGTTGTAACGCTCTTTGGTCAATGAAGATACCTGAAAACTGCTGCGAGTATGGGCGGCACTTCCACACAGTGGGCAAATCATCATTTTTCGAGTTCTCCCCATTTTTGCTAAATTCACAATAATGATACCGCATTATTCCATTTTGAAAACTTAAAAGTTCTCCATTGCGAAGAATCATTCCATTTCGAAATCATCAATCTTCACTTCAAGCTCCAGACTGGTCGTAAAACCGTTATCCGGGCTGACAGTATGCGTCAGGGTGGTAATAGTCCATTCCGCATCATCTATCGGCTGTTTAAAACCACTGACCTTCACAGGCATTTCCGTGTAGAGATCTGCCCGCCCTTCCGCCAGTTGTAGCGAGAATGACGCAACGCCGCGTTGCAGGCGTTCCCACTGCATTTTTGCCGCTCGTTCGGCGTTGCTCCGGTTGGCATAAGTGCGATTAAGTACCAGCACGTTTTCATCCGTCCCCACCAGGTAATCGCCCTGCTTCGCTTCCGGCTCTTTCTTCTGCTTCTTAGTCCTGCGCTTACGCTTCACCGTAGTGCTTTCTTTCTTCGCGGGTTCGCGGGTATGCAACCAGCTGGCAATTACCCCCGTGTAAGCTCCGCGATCTGCCAGGGTAAAGCGGTGACTGTCGCCGTCCTTACGTATGATAGTGATCACCGGCAGTGGTTTACCGCTGGCGCTTTTGCCCTGTCCCTGCCGGATGAATAACAGATTGCCATTTTTCACCGATGCAATGGCACCGTACTGGCGCGCCAGCCGCATCAAAAAACTGCCGTCACTCTCATTAGTCTGGTCTATATGCTCCACGGGTTTATCCGACAGGTCTTTACCCAGTGCCATCTTCAGTTTGTGACGCGCAGCTATTTCCTTCACCACTTCCCCGACCGTGGTCTTGTGCCACGATTTTTCACGACGGGTATTCAGCGTTTCCCGAAAATCAGCGCTTCGCGCCCGGATAGTCAGGCGGTCCGGTGCGCCAGTGTGTTCAATCTCGTCCACCGTGAATGCCCCTTTCGGGAAAAGCGGCTGCCCCTTCCAGCCCAGCGCCAGCGTAATGACCGCACCACGGCGCGGCAGCACGATTTTTCCGTCAGCGTCGTCCAGCTCCAGATCAAGCTGGTCCGCTTCAAAGCCCCGGTTATCCGTCAGCGTAAGCCCCATCAGGCGGTTGTCCAGCACAGTGGTGATATCCTTGCCTTCAATACTGATGCTGAATGCGGGAGTTTTGTTGCCTTTGTTAAGCAGTTCAGAGCTGAAATTCACGACAGCAGCCCTCCCACCGTTTTACTGATATCGCTTAAGGCAGACGTTGCCGTATCCTGCAAATTATTCAGCTGCGCACTGAGATCACCGAACATATCGGACAGGGATTCATCCACCCGTTTGAGCGACAGGGTGAACTCAATCCGGCGCGGCATACCATCGCGGAAAAACTCCGTTTTAGTCTGATTCAGTCCCTCAATCACATACATGCCGTAAATCGTGCCGCTGCCTTCAATCAGGGGCCATGCTTTTCCCTGTTCTGCCATCTGCTCCAGAGCCAGCAACGACAGCCTGCCGCCCGTTATCTCTGGCATAAGAACACCAGAAAGCGTCAGCATGTCGTTGTCCGGTCCCAGAAACTGCGTGGACGGACGTCGGTTGACCCGGCTGTTTGCCGCATGTCGCCAGCTGCGTTGATACTGCAGTTCCTGATACGGCACAGTGCGCAGCATAAACACGTACAATCCCAGCACCATCATCATGCGTCGTATCCCCCCTGATCGCTGTAGTTACTCCTGGCTTTTGCCTTCAGCCTGCGTTCACGTTCATCAAGCTGACGTGCCACCTCCCGCGCAATATCCTGCGCACTTTGTCCTGGCTGCGTCTGAATGATGATCTGCGTCGGTGCCTCAATCCGCTGAATGGGCGGCACAGTGGCTGCACGACTCACCATCGCTTCGCCGCCTTTCGCGGGAAGTGCCAAAGGGTGCAACGGTGGAAGCTCTGCTGGCGCGGCAGCAACGCCCATCATTCCGGCAACAACGGCAGCCAGTGCAGCTGTATTTCTCCGGCTGGTCACGTTTGCCGGGCCGTTGACAATTTCAGGCCCGTTTTCACCGACGATGCCAAACTGCCCGTACGGGATATACCCACCGCTGTCATACATCCCCGCAAAGCCATATCCCCATGACGGGAAACCACCCGATGGCATCATCACTTTACCGTCTGCATTCACCGTCGCAGGTTGCTGACGCGTCACGCTTTCCGGCAGTTTTGCCTTTGCGGCCTCTTTACTGACAATGCCGAGTTTCTCCAGCAACCAGGAAACGCCGGATTTCAGGGAGTCCAGCGGATGCATGACCATATTCAGCCCTTCCGCCAGTGCCTCCCCGAATCGTCGCCCCATTGCCGCTGCGCTCTGCAGTTCGGCAGAGGTCGACTTAACGGGCGTCAGCAGATCAGTAAACCAGCCCCACAACGCCTGCACTTTGTCGCCAATCCACTGAAACACAGGCTTAAGTGGTTCGAATGCTGCACTGACGGGACCTGCCGCCGCTTTGAATCCTTCCACCACGCCACCGAGAAATGCGGTGATGGGTTGCCAGTATTTCCAGACAACCAGCGCCACGCCCGCCAGTGCAGTAACCACAAGACCTATCGGACTGAGCAGAGCACCTAACAGACCAGATACGGCATACAGGGCAATGCGCAACATCGCCAGCGGGCCGGATGCGAGCACACGCAGCACCGCGCCTGCGGCAGCCAGCCCACCGCGTAGTGCTGCCAGTGGATTCATAAACATCACAGCAACAGCACGTAAACCGGATAATCCAGACCGCAAAAGTGCAACCGGCGCACCTGCTACAGTTTTCAGGACATTCCCCGTCAGTGATGCCGTGCGACGCAAAGATGACAACGGAGCAGTAAGTAAACCCGCTGCGTTGCCCGATGAAGCAAGCCCGCGTCGCAGCAGTGCCAGTGGTGCGCCAGCCAGCCAGGACAACGCGCTGCTGGTTCGAGTTACTGCTGCCGTAACAGAAGGTAACGTTTTGATACCCAGCACAGAGAATCCCAGACGGATCACTGCCAGCGGCCCCAGCACTGCAGCCAGCGCCACCGCTAAGGTGCCGAGGCCTACGGTAACCGCAGCCACAACAGCCGCTACTTTCATCAGTGTGCCTGTCAGTTCCGGGTTAGCTTCCACCCAGCGGCGCAACGCCCCCGTAATGCTTTTCACCGTGTACAGAATATCCATCAGCGGCTGGCGCAACGTTTCGCCCAGGCTGCTGAAGGTGTTCTGCGCTCCGGTTTTGACCAGCAACCACTGAGCAGAAAGTGAGTCTTTGTTGATGTCGGATTCTTTCTGCATGGAACCGAGCGCATCATTGCCCGCTGTCAGCTTTAGCTGGCGCTGCAGTTCCGGAAGGTTGTTTGCCAGTTTCGCCGCGTCATCACCAAACTCTTTACCAAACAACATGGTCATGGCAGACAGACGCTTGTCCTGCGGCAGTGCGTTCACCTTCTCCAGCACACGCTGGATAGTTCCCATCGCATCCTTCGTCATCTGCTTTTCAATCACTTCAGGATTGAGTTTCAGCAGATTCATCCCTTCAAAGAAACTCTTGCTTTGCATGGTGGCAATGGACAATTCACGCACCATCGCGTTTGCTGCACTGGCTGCAACCTCCGGCGCAGCGCCCAGTGTCAGAAAGGTGGAACCCAGTGCCGCCGCTTTACGATAATCCAGACGGTCAGCCACACCGCCCAGACGTTGCATCACATCAATGATGTCCGCCCCTTTCGACATGGCGTTATCATCCAGATAGTTCAGCGCATCGCCGAGCTGTTCAATATTGCGGGTAGGTATTTTGTAGAGCTGGGCGATTTTCCCCAGACTTTCTGACAGTTCATCCGCTGGCAGCTCAAAGGCTGTTGCCGCCTTTGCTGCCGTACTGGCGAAGGCCAGCAGGTCACGTTTCTGGTCTTCCCAGCTGTCGTCAGGGTTTGCGACGTTCATGCGCGCACCACCTTCAACCAGTGCAGCGAAGTCCACCGCACCGTTTTCCATCGGCAACTGTTCGCTGGCAGCCTTGATGGCATCCTGCATTTCATAAAAACGTGCAGTGCGGTTGCCATTATCGTCACGCAGACCATTGACCTGCTTTGCCACACCTTTCATGGCATCTTCCATGCTGGTATAGCTTTTTACTGCCGCCATCACTGGCGTCCCCATTGCCAGCCCTGCAGCCGTGGTGGTGGCTCCGGCTCCTGCGATGCGATCGCGCACCTCCAGCGAACGGGCATAACTGGCACGCGCTGCATTCATCCTGCGCTGAGCTTCCCCCAGTCGCTTCAGCCGCGCCTCCTGTTTCGACAGTTCCTGGTTATAACGTGATGTTTCACGGGCTAAACGGGCAGTTGCTCCCGCATCATCTTTCGCAGAAATTCCCGCCCGGTACAGTTCTGCACGCACAAGCGCCGTTTGCTTCTGCAAATATTTTTGTTGTTCTTCCAGGCGTTGGACTGCCAGCGTTTGCCGACCTAAAGCCACAAGGTGCCGTTGTGATGGTTGTTCCATCGCCTCCAGCTCAGAGCTAAGCAAATTAGCCTTCTGTCTGGCATAGTTCAGCCTGTCGCCTAACTTCTTGTTATCGGCCTGCAGCTTGCGAAATTTTTCCAGGCTGTTACCCGCCTGATTGAGTTGCTTTAATGCGTCACGGGAGTTTCTGATTGCGCCAGCCAGCTCTTTCGAACTGGCCTGTGCAGCACGGAATGGGCGGGTGAGTTTGTCAACCGCATTAAGAATGACCTGCAGGCGCAGGTTGTTATCACTCATCGTTGGCCCCGCTTCTCTGAATCGCTTTATACCGCCATTCCAGCACTTCGGTCAGCGGCATAACGTCAGTAACGGATGGCGGCCAGTGAAAAATGGTGGCGATATCTGCCACCAGATCGTCAACCGTCAGGCTGTCGGTAAACCGGCAAGCACCGACTTCTTCAACAAAAAAGTGACAACCTCAACCGACATAGCGGTGAGATCTGCCGGGTCCATCTCTGCAATTTCCTGTGCAGTCAGTGCCGGGCTGGAGATGCGGGGGATCACGGTCATCATCGCGTTCACATCCATATCCATAATGGCCTGCAGGCGTGTACCGCGCAGTGCACCAGACTGCGGTTTACGCAGCACAATTTCGGTGATTTCCGTTTTACCGCGCTTGATAGGGGTATCCAGTTGAATAGTCTTTTCAGTCTGCTTATCGCTCATTTTTCTGTCCTGTAAATTGGGTTCTGGCGCGGCATTCCGCGCCGTTCAGATACATCAGAGGCCGAGTGCGTTGCGGTGCGCTTCCATCAGATCCACACCGTCCACAATTTCCACCATGTTGATAAGGTCCACTTCATAGAGCACCTCACCATTGATAGTCAGCTTCGCGTAGCTGTTGGTACTGGTCACTTTGGTGGTGTTGCTTTCGCCCGTCTTCCACTCGCCGGAATCCACTTCTTTGTGACGTCCACGCACCACAAGCTCCACGGCCTGCACTTCTCCGGTATCGTCACGCTGGATAGAGCCGGTGAAGCGCAACTGGATGCCATCCACCGTGGCTTTGCCCATCTGTTTAAACAGCAGCAGTTCAGTACCACCAATGGAAAATTCTGTGTCCAGAGCACTGTCATCAAGCCCCAGATCCACATCCACTGCACCCGGCATTCCGCCGCCGCGATACTTCTCATATTTGCGGGTGAATTTCGGCAGCGTCAGCGACTCTACGATCCCCTGCCAGTTGTTCCCGTCGTTAAACAGGTTCAGATGTTTTAATTTGCGTGGTAAAGCCATGTTGTCCCCTTACGCGCTGACCTGGCTGGCAAAATTCACCAGGTACTGATCGGTGATGCGCTGGCGCAGCATCAGATTTTCAAGTGGCGGCACTGGCGTGTAGTCATAGTCGATGGTGAGTTTTCCGGCTTTCAGCGTGTCTTTGTCGTTCACCGACTCATCCAGCCAGCAATCACCACCAATGAGATAGCCCTGACTGACCAGGCTGCGCATTTTGGCGCGGATACCTTCGATAATGTCGCGGGCCAGCGACGGGTTAAGCGGTTTATCCACCGCCCACATGTGTGCTTCTGCCATCGTGTCCATCAGCACCTGCGCCGTGCGGGTGTAGTTTTCGAAGGCAAAGAGCGGGTCATCACTCAGGCAGCGGGAACCCCAGAAGCGGAAACCGTCCTTGCGCACAAGCGTGGTGACGTCGTTCTGGTTCAGCAGACCTGCATCGGTTGCCGGGTCCTGCAGATCCCAGAACACATCTGCAGAAATTCCGGTGACACCGTTCACGCCCACGTTGGACAGGCTTTTGTGCCACCCGGTCTGCTCATCAATTTTGGCACGCAGACCAAGCGCACGGGCGGTGGCATATGCCGTTGCTTCGGCATTCAGCACCGTGTCCCAGCCAGTAAAGTCGGGCCAGATCAGCATTCCTTCGCGCTGGCTGAAGTTTTCACGGTAAGTGATCGCCTCCTGTACCGTCTTGCAGCCATACGCTGACAGGTAAGCAAACCCACGCAGGCTTTGCGCCACGCTCAGCAACTCAGTCGCAACGGCTTTGTTATCGTGACCTGGCACGCCGAGAATGCGCGGTTTAACGCCGAGCTGTGACTGGGCAGATAGCAGGGCTTTCATGCCTGTTTTTTTACCTTCAGCAGTCACAGCGCCGATGATATTGGTCGTGGTTTCGTCTTCCGTTTCACCCTGCGGCACACGCACAACAACGGTCACGGGTTTTGCCTGATCAGCGATGGCATCCAGCGAACGGGCCAGAGTACCGGACTCACCCGCTTTACCGCCGGCAGTCAGCACATCAGTGATCAGCACGGGTTTATTAAGAGGAAACATTTTTGTATCGGCATCATCGCCCGTGCAGACCATACCCACGATGGCGGTGCTCACCGTGGTAATGGATCGGGTGCCTTCGTTGACTTCAACAACGCGCACCCCGTGGTGGTAATCCTGAGCCATAGTGGCGAACCTCCTGATTGGATTAGGCTTCGCCCTATGTTGAAGTGATTGTGCCTGACAAACAGCTAAGCGCAGTTGTACCGTTATTCACACAAAATGACGGTATTTGTCTACTTGCAGGGATAATCAAAATTATGCTGATTCAGGGGGATTCACTGCTCTTATTTGCCGGAAATTTTCTATAAATGGTAGAAACGCCCACATCAAAAATCAGTGCAATACGCTGTCTTGATTCTCCGACCTCTAGTAAACGTCCAATTTGTGCCCACTGTTCGGTGGTCAACTTAGGACGGCGTCCACCTACTCTGCCTTTAGCACGAGCTGCAGCCAGCCCTGCCCTGGTACGTTCAACTATCAGTTCGCGTTCCATTTCAGCCAGGGCACCCATGACATGAAAAAAGAAACGGCCCATTGGGGTACTGGTATCAATACTGTCAGTCAGACTTCTGAAATTCACGCCGCGCTGGCGCAACTCTTCTATCAGAGTAACAAGATGCCGCATACTGCGCCCCAACCTGTCCAGCTTCCAGACAACCAGTGTGTCACCTGCCGATAGTGTCCTGAGCAGTTTTTTAAGCCCCGGTCTGTCGGACTTAGTACCACTGATTTTGTCCTCAAAAATCCGCTCACATCCCGCGCAGTTCAGTGCATTACGTTGCAAATCGGTGTTCTGGTCATTTGTTGACACGCGTACATAGCCAATAAGCATGATCAATCCCCTGAATAAAAACCGGGGATGATGCCAGTTAGCCATTATCTCTGCACTTTCATAAACGTTGGTTTGGGAGAAGGTTCAGCATTACCTATTGGTGCGCCTGTTCCGTGGCCTTCTGAGACACCTCCAACAGGCTGGCTGAAATGCAACGGTGCTCCT